AAGAAAGCGGCGGTGGCGGTATAAAGGGTACTACCGTTTCTTGTAGCGGAATGATTGCCAGTTGCTTCAAATTCTTGTTCGCCGCCTACGTTGTTAAAGCCGCCTCCGTTCATAAAAATTGCAGCATCGTCGGCTGTAACAGTGTAAGTAACCGATACGCTGCTACCGCTGGTGACGTTGGAATGTACTCTTTGAGTTGTGCCGCTCGAAGGAACAAGACCGCCGGTAAACACGGTAGCCACGCTTACATCTATATCACCCGCCGAACCCGCACCAGAACCCGTTACTTTATCGTAAGCAACTAGCCACCCTTCAGACAGTTGATCGTCTAAAATTGTCTGACTTTCACCGGGGCTGTAAACTGTTTCAGTACCTGTAGAGCCATCAGTCAATGTATACGTGCTGGTGCTGCTGGTGTTTTGAAGTGTGACATCGAATGTTGTCGTGGCAGTGCGTCGTGCCGAATAAATTTGAATTGTCCCGCCATTGTTATGAGAGTCCGAGGTGGCGGTAACAGTTCCCGTAGAACAAGGGGAACTGCTAATAAGGTTACCGGGGCCACCGTAAGCAGCACCTGAAAAATTATTTTCATCGCCGCTTTGGTACGCTGGCCCCGCGTAAATTCTGCTCTGAAAATAGCTAGAGTTGTCAACAATCACTCCCGTTGTGCTAAAAGTACCCGATGTACTAATAACATCTTGTCCTTCATTTCTGATGCCTGTTCCTGAGATAAATATAAGCGCATCTGATGCTACAACATTATAACTCCCAACAGCCCCCACAAAAGCCACCCCATTGGAAACACTGACCCTCAGAACTCGCGACCCCGTACTACCCTGAGAAAAAGTTGATCCGGTGCTTTTATTTACCTGAAAGTCATCAAAAGTGGCTTGGTTATTACTGTACGTAATATCCGTGTTTTGCGTAGCGGTTTGCGATCCAGCAAAAGTTTGCGGCACTAAGGTGCCGCCTCTATTGTACTCAGACAGGCTTACTGGCTGATCTTTGTCATCGCCGTAAAAATCACGTATTTCTGAAAATGAAATAGGATTTCCTGCGCCGCCACCTACACCCATTTAAACCTCCTTATGTCGGCGTACCAAACGCCGTAATGTCGTCTTTAGCGATAACTTTCCCTGTGTCTTGTAACGCAAAAACAGCGGTGCCAGCGTAGCTAAAAATCAAGTGGTCATCGCCATCTACTTCAATAGTCCAGTTGCTCGTTGTGCCATTAATCTGAAGATTAGAAGCAAACTCCACCTTGCCCGTGCCTTTTCCTGCCAGCTTCAGGCCGATATTTGTGTCATCACCGGTAGATGACAGTTGCGGGGGATTGCCCGTCGCAGCGTTAGTAATTGTAAATTCATTTACGGCGCTGCCTGTTTCAGAAAACTTTAAAAGTTCAAGGGTGCCATCACCAATCGAGTTGCCATTAACATCCAGCATCCCGCCAAGCTGGGGACTATCGTCCTGAACTAAGTCAGAAATAAAGCTGGCTTTTTGCACTTGTGCGCCAGATCCTGCTCCATCTGCAAAAATCCACGCTGTCTCGCCGTTGATGACATCGACGTTCCCGCCAGACCCTTGCGTAAACGTAATGGTTTGACCAGTGCTGTTTTTTACCAGATACAACTTGTCTTGATCATTCGGGTCTATGGTAATTGTAGCAGCGCCACTCAAGCTGTCGTTGGTGAGCACTAGAACTTTATACCCACCGTTCGATAACGCCCCGTCATTAGTTGTCAGGTTTGCATTTCCTGAAACAGGAAGACTTAGAACACCGTTGATAGCGCGGTCAATTATGTCGAAGTTGGTGTTAGTGGTCGTACCCCAAGTTCCCGCTTGTTCACCAGAACCGGGCTTCTCTATGCCGAGGTTGTCTGTATATGTAGAAGCCATTTAGTTCACCACCTCTGTCCAAAAGTCTGAATTACTACTGAGGTCAACGTCCGTCCAAGTGCCGCCACTGTGCGTTACGTCTGACCAAACTTCACCACCTGCCGCATTAAGATCCGTCCAATTATCACCCGTATGTGTGATCGCAGACCATGTTTCAGTAGTTTGATTCGCGTCAATAGTGACGAACTTTAACTCCCCTAACGTGGATTGTACCACCAAGAACGTAATATCTGAAGCCCCACTTGCCGTCAGGTTTCCAACAGCCTGTTGTATAAACCGTGCTTCTTGCTCTGAGGTCGCAGTCTGTATACGGGTTCCTACACTTGTTTGATCGAACAAGGCAGAAAGATTGGCGTCCGAAGTCCTAAGTCTTGTGCCTTGTGCAGTTTTGGTAAAATTGAAATCCTGCGTTGATGCACTGACCAATATTTTTGTGCCAGCACCTGTTTGTGTAAAGTTAGACGACACCGTCGATGCGCCAACAAGAATACCGACGCCAACAGACACAGCAGAAGAAGTGCCTATAATCTCACCAACTCCGCTGAATGTTCCAACTCCTGCACTGGCCTGCTCGAACAAAGCGGACAGTGTGGCTGAATCCACTAAAATCGCTAACCCTGTAGATGTCTGAGTAAAGTTTGCGGATTGAGTTGCTGCCGCCGTGCGTAGTCGTGTGCCCGCCGAGGTCTTGGTGAAGTTTAGATCTTGCGAGGACACACCGGACAGAATGCCGATGCCGGACGCCGTTTGTGTAAACGCAAAAGTTTGCGTCGAATCCCCCAGCCGTATCCGAGTTCCTGTAGAAGTTTCGGTAAAGTTCAGGTCTTGCGAAGACACACCCGATAAGATGCCAATGCCAGATGCTGATTGTGTGAAATCAAATGTCTGATCGGATGCACCAGACAATACAACAACCCCCGGCGCTGATTGTGTGAAGGCAAACGACTGTTCGGATGCAGCAGACAATACAACAATTCCCGGCGCTGATTGTGTGAAGGCAAACGACTGTTCGGATGCAGCAGTTTGTATGCGAGTGCCTATTGATGTTTTGATGAAGTTTGATTGCTGCTCGGATGCTCCCGATATAACGCGGAACCCTAGTGCTGCCTTTTCAAACGAAGACGAAATCGAAGAGGTTCCAACTAGAATCCCAACTCCAACGGACAGAGCAGAAGAAGTTCCGGTTAAATCTGCATTACCTGTAAATATCCCAAGACCTGTGCTGGTCTGTTCAAACAGAGCAGACATTGTAGCGGAGTCTACTAAGATAGCCGCTGGTGTAGTTGTCTGAATAAAGTTTGCCGACTGTGTTGATGCAGCAGTGCGTAAGCGAGTTCCTATAGAAGTTTCGGTAAAGTTTGCCGACTGTGCTGAAGTGGCAGTCTGTATGCGGGTTCCTATAGAGGTTTCAGTAAAATTGAAATCTTGCGAGGATGTTCCTGACAGAACAGCAACTGCGGATGATGTTTTCGTGAAATTAGTTGATTGAGCCGAAGTTGCTGTACGTAACCGCGTTCCCACCGCAGTTTCAGTAAAATTGAAATCTTGCGAGGATGTTCCCGACAGTACGCCGATACCAGAAATTGTCTTCGTAAAATTAAGATCTTGCGAGGAAGTCCCTGACAACACACCAATACCGGAGGATGTCTTCGTAAATGTAGATGAAACTGTGGAAGCTCCGACTAAAACTCCAACACCCACAGACACGGCAGAGGATGTTCCGCTTAAATCTGCGCCTGTCACAAGTACGGCAGATCCCGTGCTTGTTTGTTCAAGAGAGGCGGATAATGTGGCTGAATCTGTTCGAACAGCTACCGCCGAAGCTGTCTCGGTAAAGTTTGCAGATTGAGATGATGAAGCGGCCCGCACCCTAACCCCAGATGCCGTTTCAGTGAAGCTGAAGTCTTGACTAGAGGTGCCGGACAACACCCCTACGGCGGATGTTGTTTTTGTAAAGTTTATATCTTGCGATGAAATTCCTGAAAAGACGCCAACAGCATTGGTCGTTTTAGTAAAGCTGGACGTTAGCGTAACATCTCCAACAAGAACCCCCACGCCTACAGACAAGGCAGAAGATGTTCCGCTTAAATCTGCGCCTGTAACAAGTATCCCAGATCCAACACCAGTTTGCTCGAAAGAGGACGACAGTGTGGCCGAATCTGCTCGAACAGCTACCGCCGACGATGTTTCGGTAAAGTTAGCGGATTGAGAGGAGGAAGCTGTTTGTACTCTAGTGCCAACCGACGTTTCAGTGAAATTGAAATCTTGACTAGAAACACCGGAGAAGACGCCCACACCGGAGGAGGTTTCGGTAAACGAGAAGGACTGTTCTGAAACACCTGTTCGTATTCTTGTGCCAATAGAGGTTTCGGTGAAGTCCGCCGATTGAGATGATGAAGCAGCCCGTACTGCAATGCCGTCCGCTGTTTCGGTGAAATTAAAATCCTGACTAGAGATGCCAGAGAGGATACCCACACCGGCGGAGGTTTCGGTGAAGTTCGCCGATTGAGAAGAGGTTCCAGACAACACACCAATAGCTGATGCTGTCTCTGTGAAGTTGGCTGACTGCTCCGAAACACCGACAAGGATGCCAACAGCAGACACAGATTCTGTGAAGTTGGAAGAAACCGTTGATGCGCCAACAAGAACGCCAACGCCCACATTTACCGCAGAAGATGTGCCAGATATTTCTGCAACAGCGGACGCGACATTTATTGCCGCGCTTGTTTGAGTAAAGTTTGCGGATTGAGACGAAGTTCCAGACAACACGCCAATAGCTGACGTTGTCTCGGTAAAGTTTGCAGAAAGACTAACAACTCCTGTCTTAACAGTACCAGTGGCTGCGACGGGTGCCGCTGCAAAAGGTAGTTCTGAAAATGCAGCAGTTGAAAACAATTTAGAATCCTAACTTTACATCACGCCGTTACGTCTAAGAAATAATTGCTTGTACCGATAGTACCGCCTAATCGCGCTTCCCAGAACGTCAAATTACCGGGACTGGCGCTTAAAGTTATTGAAGGACTCCGTAGCCAAAACTCAGTGTTGGAGTGACCGTGTGAACTGGTTTCGGTATACAGATAAAAACCGGATGAGGTTCCAAGCGTGTGATCTACCGATAATCCCGTGCCGTACGAACCCGTTCCACCGCTATCCCTTACCCACTCCCCATAGGCGTTTGTGGCAGTGCCGACACTTTCCCAACTAATAGTGCTGTAAGTAAATGTTTGGCCGGCAGTATTCGCGTTACTCGTACTCCAACCAGTGGCGTTGTTGTCGAAATTGTAAGTTGTTCCGTCTATGGTTACATCGTCGATCTGGAAATCGCCCGTGTAACTAGATCCTGACACGTATTTCACAACAAAATAAACCGTATTTCCTGCATACGAGCTTATGTCAATCGTTTGTTGATTCCATGATGAGTTTTGTCCAGTAATACTTAGAAGACTACTTGAAAAACCAACCGGCTGTCCTTGTGATTGGAACCACACCAAGTTAGGGCCAGCATATGCTCTATAGACTCTCTCTCCCCCTACGTGAATTTCCGTCGGGGTAACAGAACCTATTTTTATATTCGTCATAGGGGTTACAAGTTCAGCAACTCCTATGGCCGCAGTTGCACTTACACCTGTTACTGCGACGATAGTCTCCCCGCCTGTGGCAACGACAGTCCCCAGACTAACTGTGGCGGAGAGAGAAGGTAATAAAGGAGAGTCGGTGGTAGCCGCTACTGTTCCTAGATTAACAGTGGCAGAAACTGCGGTAAGATCGACACGAACCGTAGTGTCAGTATAAGTGTCATCGACAAAACCGAATCCAGTAACCGTGCGGGTGTCGTAAAACCCTAATCCGCTTACCCTTGATACCGGCATTTTAGTACGTCTCTATCGCAGCATTGGTTATATAAAACTTTTGAATGTTAGTGTTGGATGCAAATTGTAACTTAATGCCAACAATAACATTTGTTATGTTGTCTTGCCCACTTGTCGGCACGTTAGTCAAGTTGAGCGTAGCGGTGGTAGGGGACGACGCATCGCTTGAAGATATCGTCGTATCCGCGCTCGAATCGTAAAAACGAAATTTATTAGTTTGAGTAGAATCTCTATGATGTGCTTGTAGCCTAATTTTTTCTTGACCGCCACTGCCACCATTAGAATAAGCGGCAGACACTGTAACTCTTAAATTGTCACTTCCAGCATTATAACTTGGGACGGGAAGGTCTAGTGGTATGTACGCATGGCTAGACGCGCCGCCGGTAGTTCCTGACCACTGTGCCACAAGGGCACTCTGACTGTTGGCTACGTCGTTATACAGAAGAACACCATAGCTGTTCCCAGCCGTGTAAGGATCACCTATGAGTGATAAAGGATTGCCATCGTAATCATTGTGCTCTGCGCTCCAGATCATGTACTGAGGAGCATCAGTCGCACCTAAAGCGGTCGCTGTGCTTAATGCGATATTATGGGCCGTGGTTTTATAATTATTTGAATTGCAGGTTAGTTTTTCTAGTGACCCGTATCTAATGGGTAGCAACCCCTCTCTAGCAAGAGTAGCCGTAAACCAAGTGTTGTTGGTGCTTACTTCTCTCGTTAAACCAAGATAAGCGGCATCAACAATAGAGCCAGCATCATTCGGTCCATATTCCGAGGTAGCACTAGTTGTAGCAGTAAGACCGGCTAGAGGTGCAATTCCGGGTTTTATTAAACCAGACTGATACACCTCGTTTTGAAGTGCTAGTGGGTCTGTTTGCAGTGCTATAGGTCCACCCGAGCTTGCATCCCGTGTCAAAAAGTAAATGCTATCTTGGAGATAAGTTATGGTTGCTCCAGCTTCGGGTGAATTTGAATACAGGACTCTGTTTTTGCCATCATTATCGTCGGAGGACGTACCGTAAAAATTTCCAATATTCAGTGTAACTGTATCACGAAGACCAGTAGTTTGGAGCTTTGGTTGAATAATTAGGTTTTTAACAGTTTCTACATACGTTTTAGCCGTAGTCTGATGATGAAACGTAGCATGATTATATCTCTGCCTTCCGGCACCAAAAAAGCAAGGATACGTAGTTGTGTTGTTGCCCGCGCCGGTATTGGTATAGGTATAATCGTCGGCTGAGTACACTAAAAACCCGCGATCATTAGAGCTAGCGCAAGAAAAGAACACATGATCTGTCTGTTCTCCTCTGAGAATCCGATAACCGTCAAAATATATTTCATTGTAATTGCCAGCATTTTGCCTTGATGCGTGACATATAACACAACGCTCTAGGTCAAATTGAGTTTGAGAATTATTCGTCCTAGCTATATTAAGATATCTATAGTTGGCACTGTTATGCGCTTCAAAAATACTGTAGCCATCTTGAGCAGTTGTGCTTGTCCACCCTGCGGTTAACTTGACTTTGTTAGTAGTAGCAAACCAGTAGTAATAATCGCTACCTAAATCTATAGGATTAGCGTAGGTATCCTTTAGTCTAAATAGCTCCATACCCGTGCTGCTTGCCGTGTTGTAACCTAATGTTTCATCTAGAACAGGCCATAAGAACGGGGAGAGAAGGGTATACAAGTTCGAGCTATCGCTTGTGTAATAAGCGGCGATCCACAAAGGATGTGCCCAACCGGGAAGGTAAGTCGATATATCACTATTTTGAAAAGCAAAAAGACTGGATTTAGTAGTGGAAATAGTAGCATCAAAGCTACTGTTTCCTGTTATAGGCTGTAGGTGTCCATCAATATCATTATACGCACCTCCGCTATGATAAACATTCCCCTTACTTTCAAATAAAGTAGCAAACGGCAGACCCTTGAATCTAACCTCGTCACCGTCAGAAAGAGTGGTGCCGTTGATTGTAGTCGTCAAAGTACTTGAACCAGTCTCGCGGAAGTTTAAGAGTGAAAAAGGTGCAGCGTATGAGCCATCTTGAGTGCTGGTATCTGTAGTACCATTACCCTGTGTAGTCGCTTCAAGAAACGGGTCTAACCAATAAGTCGCCATTATCTTTTACTTAACCATTCTTTATACGCGTCTTCGCAAGCCGCACAAATAGCGCCCATATCCCAAGTAGGTCCGCTGGAGTCAAAACAATTTTCTATGACTACAATTTCTTCTTCTTCACCGTTTTCACCTTTACAAACTATCACCACGGCGGGGAGAGGTTCCGTCGAATATTCATACCCTTGTGGTTTCGGATACATTGCTGATTACCCCGTCACAAAGTAAATGGTGTTGGAATCTGGACTACCGGGGAGGGATGTCACAACAGAAATGTGGTAGTTGTCCACTGTATCTGCGTTACTGGCGCTTACACCAAGATTACCAACGGTTGCTCTTTTAAGAACATTACCGTCAGCAACTAAAACATGATCGACCTCTGCGCTACTAGACACTTCTGCAGGATCGTCTGCGTTGTTAGTTCCAAGCAGAGTGCCTGTTGCGTTGGGTAGCGTTAATGTTACATTTCCCACACCTAATAAATCCGCATGGGTTGCAGCTTTTAGGGCGGAGTAATGCTGGTTGCCACTTTCGCAGTAGAGGCGTAGTTCTGACTGTGCGCCGCCGTTCTTTAAGGCAATCACGCCATTATTGAGAGTC